CAGAAAGCATGTGTTCACGAAAGATTAGCTCAACCTTTTCACAATACCGTCACACATTCCAAGTTTTATTGCTTCCTCCGGACGCAGATATTTATTCCTGTCAATCAGTTTCGTAACATCTTCTGCCGACAATTTACATCTTGAAGCAATTTCCTCAATCATCTGGCCCTGTAGAAACTTTATCTCTTCTGTATCAATGACCACATCGGCAAGTGTTCCCCCGTGCCAGGAACTTATCTGATGGAACATCAATCTGGAATGTGGGGTCATAAACCTTCTTCCCTTCTTACCGTTTATGAAAATAAAGGCGGCCGCCGACATTGCTTTTCCTATACAGATTGTCCTGATAGGGGATACAATGATGTTCATCATATCCGTTACGGAAAACATACTATCAACTTCACCACCGTAACAGTCAAGTATCAATGTAATCTCTTTCAATGGGGCATCAGATTGATAATCCAACAATCTTTCATTTATATCTTTTGCCAGATTTTCGTCAAGGTTCCCCACGATATAGATAATCCTGTCCATTCTCTTGGCTGTTTTCGGGGGCCCCATCTCCTTCATTATCTCCTGTGGATCAATAATAAAATGAACTTCCTGTGATTCTTTCTTTGTTTTCCTCTTCATCTCTACTCACCAAAAAATAAATTCAAGCCCTCACCAGCTGAGCCAGAAAGTAATTCCTTTTTATTCATAGGTTCCAGTAAAATCTCAATCTTGGACAAGAAGTATTTATCCAGCATTTTGTCGTAATCTATCTGGACAACCTTGTCAAATTCGTGGGGCCATCTCAAAAAGGATATGACATCCAGACCCAAGGCATTTCTCTTGAGATACACAACCTTGGCCTTTGCCCCGCTATAAATGTCCTCATACTTTTTTTCAAGTTTGAGGTGCTTGAGTAATTTCCTGTAATTATTTATGCCTCTCAAATGGAATGGAGTTCCCTTCTCAATCTCTCCATCTGCTTTCACAAATTTCTCTATATCACTTGCTCCGATGTTGACTGAAATCTCTTCCGGATAAACCCCCTTCAATTCCTTCTTGTACTGCTCTATCTTTTTCAGGATGTTCTCATCCGTTTCGCCGCGGAGGATCATCTCCATCACATCTTTCAATCTCGGCCTGATGGCCTCCGGTGTGTCAGACCGGATAATTTCCAGACCAGTAACCTTTATCTTGTCAACTGGGGCACCCTCTTCATTGACAGACCAGTAACCATACTTCTTCTTCTTCACGAAGAGAGCTGTCTTAGCCACGATTTCCTGTTTGAACTTTATCCTGAAATCGGTAACTGCGGAGTTATACATTTTCCTCTGGACTTCCCGATAACAAGTCTCGTTCACATAATTTTCTATAATCGAGCCCAGTTCAAGTATCATCTTTATAGCAACATCATCACTATATCTCGATACATCAATTCCATTATCAGAAAGGAATTTGCCCGTCGAAATAAACAGGGAATCAGTATCAGCGTATAAAACATAATCAGTTTTCTTTATCATAAAAACATTTCCAACCCCTGTGATGTTTTCTCTTTCCCACAGCAACCGAGGACATCAAGGTTTGTTGTAAGTTATGTTTTTTACAAAAATCTATCAATCCTTTTATTCTATATTCAATGCCGGCCGGTGAAATGATGATATACTTTTTACTATTCCAATGTAATTCCCCACATCCTGGCTTGCATTTATCTATCCACCATTGGGGTAATTTTTTACCCCTCGTTGGGTGGGGGCCCCTCTTCTTTGTTTCGCTAATTTTTTTCTTCACATCATCGGGCCGTGATTTACCGAAAAATGGGTGCCTTTCGCCCGGCATCCAACCATCACCGCCTTCAGTACAATTATATCCCAATTCTATTGCCCTCGTTTCCTTTATAAAGGAAATTTCCTTTTCGTTTAGCTCATCAACTTTCCCTTTCCAAAGGACTTCAACATCAAAATTTTCCCAGCCATACTTATCAATGGCCCTTGTAAGTGGAGTTATATTTCTACGATCTTTTTTATGTGATGACATTCTTTTTTCGAGGCTTGTTACAGTTTTTCCAATATAAAATTTACCATTTATTTTATTTGTAATTTTATAAATTATTGACATACAAGAAACCAAAATGTATATATGCTATATAATCTATTTATATTTTTCGAGAAAAGACTTCAATTTTACATCTTTATCTGGATTATTCAGGAAATCATTTACATACCTCTCCCCGGCCTTGATGGTTTGTCTACCACAGGATGTAATTGCCTCTGATATGTTCACATTGAAATAACGGGAATAGGGAACACTCGTAACACCAAAAACTGCATTGAGTAGGATTTTGAGTGCGTTCTGTAGTGAATCGAATTGATTTATCCTCTCGTCTGCCCTCTTTTTGTTATCATCCCTCAATTCGGATAAAGATTTTTTCATCTTTATCATATTGTTCTTGATGTCGCGCCTCTTATTGAAAACATCCTTTTCAATCTGGGCGAGCACGCCGGGAGTCTTTGTCGAAAATACCGAACCACAAGGAGCGATACTTATCAACTTCTTTTCGATGGCTGTATTGAAGGCCTCAAGTCTCTTACCTGAAAATGTTATCTTTTTCCCGTCCTTGAGAAGATTGAAATCGGGAAAACTTCTCTGTCTCACATATTGAATGACGGTATCCTCTGTCATATCGAGCACCCTGCCATAATATGTTTCCGGTGACATATTCAATGTGATTATAGCCGTGGGATAAGATGAAGCAATATCCAAATCAACAACCCACTCGTATTTACCTTGTTGTGGTTCCTTGACATATGCCGCCTCAAATGGTTCCTGCTGACCCCCAATGAATTTCGGGGCACACAATCCATTTCTCCTGTAATGTGTCAACAACAAGCCTTCAATGAGCTGCGTCATCACATCATAGTATTTCATCGGGCTTTTTGTGAGAAGTGAAAGTGCTTGAACCTGACCTATGTAATTCAATTTTCTGTCAAGCTGGAAAACACGAAGAGAGTCCGTTATATTGTAATCCACAAATAAATCCCAATCCTTCTCACACAATTCCCTGATATCCTTGTACTGTGAATAGTCTACCTTGCCTTTCTCCAATTCATATTTGGAAACAAAATCGAGAGAATATCTTTCAAGTTTTACGGGGGAATACCATTTATAAAGGTCAATATAATCGAGTATGGTCAGGCCGGAGATGTTTATGTTCATCATTCCACTCTTCGATTCCCATATTTGAACATCGCTAATTGGGGATATCCTCATAAACATTCGTGGGTCATCGAATATTCTTTTGGCCCTGTTTATGAGATAAGGAATGTCAAAATTTGATATAGACCAACCGGAGATAACATCGCAGGGAAATTTGTGGAAGAAATTCAGTACCCTTGTCAAGAGGGATTTCTCATTTTCACACTTGATATACCTCACATACTTTTCCTTGGAAAACTTCCCATTCCTGTAATCCCTCAAGCCAAATACAGTTGTAGTATCTGTATCACTATCATAAATGGATGTGAGACAAATCGGGTCACGGGCATCTTCCGGATGAGGAAACCCAACTTTGTTATCAACTTCCATATCGAAGAAATACTTCTTGAGTTTTGGAACCTCAATTTCATTTTCCGGTATACCATAATATCTCTCGGCAAGAAATTGGATTTCGGGTCTTACCCTGTCCTCAAATATATTGTCCTTGCCCTTCAGGTAGGCAAAGTAATCCGAATAAGATCGGAACAGCCTTTTGGTAACGGGTTGGCCGTCTATTGTCTTTACATCACCCTTTTCATACGGGAAAAACACATATGGAACCCAAGGAATTTCTGTATAAAAATTTTCACCTTTGAGTTGTTCCCAAAGGTGAATAGTGGATGATTTTGTATTGTAATATACATTCTTGAACATTATTCAATCTCGTATAACGATATCCTCTCGGCATTCAGGCCTGCAGTCGCTTTGCCACTTCTCTTCCCAGCTGTCGTGGAAGTTTTCGCTATACCAAAACCTGATAAAGTTGAGAGGCCTTCACCCGCCATAATAATATCCGTATAAAACTTTACCAGCTGGGGTTGTGTCAATTCCCTGTCAAGATATTTCTTGATGTTC